ATAACAGAGGGCGTTGCAGCGGGGTTGTCACTTAAGCGTATGGTCAACCTGACAACTCGGTGTCCTCAACGGGGAAGGAATAACCCCGCCATACTTACCGCCGCGCCATTTCGCGGGTTGCCACAACCGGAAGCGCACGGTCGAATTAAATTTAACGACACCGTACAGTGAGACGAACTTCGCCGTGCGCTTTCGTGTTGTGTGCCTGCTTTTAACCACGTCAGGCGAGGTGGTATCCTTAAAATCACCACAGTTTTAAGGATTCATTAAGCAATGTCGCAACCACCAATAAATCCGCTTAAGAACATGAAAATTGATTACTGGTATAAAGCGCTTACAGTTGTTGGCGCTGCGTTGTTTGTCTTTAATGGAACGTCTTTTTTTGACAGATATCCCGTTGTTCCATTGGGTTTTTTGTCCTCCGGCATCTTTTTTATTGGTTTGGGGGAGTGGATTAATCACCCTCTCAAAGTGAGATTTATTGGTCCTGGAGTTTGGACTCGTGGATATAATCGTTCTTCGTGCGCACTCGGTATCATCTTCGACATACTTGGTTGTTTCCTGATTGTTACAGGAGTCGTCAAGTTCTTCTGATGTAAAACCGCAAATGGGGCACGTAACGGGAATTTTGAAAAGCGTTTCTCCGGGTTCCAGAACAAAATTTTCTGCGGTCTGATTTTGCTTCTCATATTTGTGCTCCGCGTCATTGTGAGAGCACATTCTTATTCTGAGTGCCTGTTTAAACTCACTGAAGCTGAGAGCTTCTTCGCCTTCGGCAAGGCCTTCGAAGTATTCTTCGTAAGCCTTTTCCATGATTGTGTCGAAATCCATATCACTCACCTGAGTTTCTTTCCAGCCAGCGACGGGCACCATTTTCGGTTTTAAACGTTTTGCTTTTGGTATACGTCATCGCGGTGAACGTGCCGTCCTGGTTGGGGAACACGCCGTACACCAGAGATTCGTTGTTGCCAAGATCGATAGTATCCATGCTGACCTCATTTCCCCTTAACGCTGGGGTAGCGGAACTGTTTGCTGAGAACACCGTGCGGTGTGTTGATGCAAATAAGATTAGCCATGGCTAACATATAGGTCAAGTGATTTTGTATGTTATGGCTAACATGGTTGATGTGGTAAAAAATAACTCATTGATGATGTTATCTTTTATTTGTCCGCTGACGGGCTTTTAGTAATTCTTCAAAGAGTTTATTGAAGTTTTTTACTCGAGCTCGCATTTCGGCGAGCTGGGTATCCTGTTCTGATTCTGGCAGTGCATTAAACAGCTCAAGGAGCTCTAGTTCTTTGGGGGATAAGGCAACTGGCTTCTCAACAGGTGGTGTTGGTTGCTTGTCTTCATCGCCAAATAGAATCCATGTTGGTGAGCATTGCAATACTTTGCTGAGGGCAAAAAGGTTCTTCCCTGTAGGTTCACTATCATCCCGTTCCCATTGTGATACAGACACATGGGAGATTTTCAGGGCTTTAGCAAGAGACCTTTGGGTGTGTTTGAGGTTTTTCCGACGATACCTAATGCGTTCGCCGATAGTTAAATTTTTTGTTTCCATAGTTAGCTAATGCTAAATCGTATTGACTATGTTTTTGTTAACATCTATTTTGTTAGTCATAACTAACAATAAAGGTGTTTTAAATGCTTAAAACTGACGCTCTTTTGTATTTCGGTTCAAAAACAAAACTTGCACAAGCAGCAGGTATTCGTTTGGCTTCGCTTTATAGCTGGAAAGGGGATTTAGTTCCCGAAGGTCGCGCGATGCGTCTACAGGAGGCATCTGGCGGGGAGCTTCAGTATGATCCCAAAGTTTATGATGAATATCGTAAGACGAAGCGGGCGGGGCGGTTGAACAATGAAAATCACTCCTGAACAGGCTCGTGAGGCTCTGGATGCCTGGATATGTCGACCAGGAATGACACAGGAGCAGGCGACGATATTAATCACTGAAGCATTCTGGGCTTTGAAAGAGCGCCCGAACATCGATGTTCAGCGTGTCACAGATGAAGGTGGCGCGGTTGATCAGCGAGCGCTTGGCGTTAATCGAGTGAAGATATTCGAACGCTGGAAGGCTATCGACACCAGGGATAAGCGTGAAAAGTTCAGGGCGCTAGTGCCTGCGATTATGGAGGCTATCCGGATTAGTGATTTCAGGTTGTATCGTGAGATCAGTGATGGAAAAAGTATTACGTACATGATCGCCGGGTTAAATAAAGAATATGGCGATGTGGTGGAATCCGGACTGCTTTTTGCAGATCCTGCCGTTGTAGATCGTGAAACTGACGAACTTATAGAAAAAGCAATTGCTTTCAAGCTTGCGTATCGACAGCAATACCAACAAAAAGCTGGATGGAATTATGAGTCTTCTTTTTGCTGAACGCCCACTGGTTATAAACACGCAGCTGGCAATGAAAATTGGCTTAAACGAAGCCATTGTTTTGCAACAACTGCACTACTGGTTGAGAGATACCAACTCCGGCATGGAATGTGATGGTGTTCGCTGGATTTATAACACAACGGAACAATGGCTGGAACAGTTCCCATTCTGGTCAGAGTCAACGTTAAAGCGCGCGTTTGCAAGTCTGAAAACGCTGGGGCTTTTGCGTTGTGAAAAGCTCAATAAATCAAAGCGCGATATGACCAATTTCTACACGATCAACTACGGGAGCGAGCTTTTAGATGGTGGCAAATTGAGCGAATCCATCGGTTTAAAATGCGCCGCTCCATCAGGTCAAAATGACACGATGGAAGAGGTCAAAATGAAACGCTCCATTGGTTCAAAACGACTCAATGTCATCGGGTCAAAATGGCCTGATGATCTTACAGAGAATACAACAGAGATTACTACAGAGAATAAAAACACTTCTCGTCCGGAAGCTTCGCAACCGGACCCGCAGACGGCTGAACAGGATTTTTTAACCCGACACCCTGACGCGGTTGTGTTCAGTGCGAAAAAACGCCAGTGGGGAAGTCAGGAAGATTTGGCGTGCGCACAGTGGATCTGGGGACGAATTGTGAGTCTTTACGAGCAGGCTGCCAGCGATGATGGCGAGATCTCGCGACCGAAAGAACCAAACTGGACCGCATGGGCCAATGATGTGCGCACAATGCGGATGCTGGATGGCAGAACTCACAGACAAATTTGCGAAATGTTTGGGCGGGTACAGCGGGATCCATTCTGGGTAAAAAACATCATGAGCCCGTCAAAGCTCCGCGAAAAATGGGACGAACTGGTCATCCGCCTGGGGCGTTCACCTGTACAGCGTTGTGTGAATCATATTTCTGAACCAGACACCGAAATTCCGCCGGGGTTTAGGGGGTAACGAACTGTGAAAAATATTGCGACAGGCGGTGTTCTTGAACGTATCCGTAAGCTGACTCCGCAGCATGTAACCGCGCCGTGCCGGACAGTGGACGAGTGGCGAGAGTGGCAGCTTGCAGAAGGGCGAAAACGTAGCGAGGAGATCAACCGCCTGAATCGTCAGTTGCGGGTGGAAAAAATTCTGAATCGCTCAGGCATCCAGCCGTTGCATCGTAAATGCTCGTTTGCAAATTACCAGGTGCAGAACGACGGCCAGCGATACGCGTTAAGCCAGGCGAAATCCATCGCCGATGAACTGATGACCGGGTGTACAAATTTTGCGTTCAGCGGAAAACCTGGTACCGGGAAGAACCATTTAGCGGCAGCTATCGGAAATCGCCTGCTGAAAGACGGTCAGGCAGTGATTGTGGTTACCGTGGCTGATGTTATGAGTGCCCTGCATGCCAGCTATGACGACGGGCAGTCAGGCGAAAAATTATTGCGGGAACTGTGCGAAGTGGATCTGCTGGTTCTTGATGAAATTGGCATTCAGCGCGAGACGAAAAACGAGCAGGTAGTACTGCACCAGATTATTGATCGACGGACAGCGTCGATGCGTAGCGTGGGAATGCTGACAAACCTGAACTATGAGGCCATGAAAACATTGCTCGGTGAGCGGATTATGGATCGCATGACCATGAACGGCGGACGCTGGGTGAGTTTTAACTGGGAAAGCTGGCGCCCGAATGTCGTCCAGCCAGGAATCACAAAGTAATTTTTACCAGGAAAAAAATTTAATGGAGACTGTTTTTGACGCACTGAAAGCAATGGGAAAAGCCACATCCATAGAACTTGCGGCGCGACTTGATGTCAGTCGTGAAGAAGTGCTTAACGAACTATGGGAACTGAAAAAGGCTGGTTTTGTTGATAAAAGCGCGTACACCTGGCGTGTGGCTGATAACAACGTTCAGCAGGAACAGCCAGCGCAGGCAGAGCTGCCGGAAGAAACCACCACAGCAACAGTAGCGAAAATCTCAGAGTGCGATTTAACCGCGACGATTGAACAACGCGGACCACAAACGGCGGATGAACTGGCTACGTTGTTCGGTACCACATCACGCAAAGTAGCTTCAACGCTGGCAATGGCAATCAGCAAAGGGCGTCTGATTCGCGTAAATCAGAACGGTAAATTCCGTTACTGCATGCCGGACGATAATTTACCAGCAAAGCCGAAAGCCGTATCGGTAACGGAAACCGATGGTAAAGCCTTTCCTCAGCCAGCCGGTGTTGCGTTACCGGTACAGAAAGATGCAACACAGGAAGATATTAAAACAGAAACTGTGGCGGACATTGTGCAGTCGCTGCCATCGTTTACTGCAACGCGAGAAGATGATTTGATTTTGCCATCGCTGCATATGGCAAATCGCGAACTGCGTAGGGCGAAGAATCATGTCCAGAAGTGGGAGCGAGTCTGCGCCGCGCTGCGGGAGTTGAACAAGCACCGGGATATGGTTGCCGGGATTTGTCGGAAGTCCGGGCAATGAGCGGATGGTGCAGGCCTGAAATCATGATACTAACAATGAAGGTAAAATGCATCGGCAGTCTGATTGGTCGTAGTGAGGCGGCGGTCAGGATGAAATCCCGGGTTAAGGGAATAAGCCTGATTCTGCGGGGTGATTTTCACCAGTCAACAAAATATCCGTAGCGCGATAACGGTCAAAAATCATGGCGCTGACACTTTTGTGCCACTGGAGATGACTGTACCTAAGTTCAGGGGAGAAGAACACGTCCGGTGGGATGGTCGGGCCAGATTTAAAGGGCAGGTCATGGCTCCAGCCTGTACGCTGGCAATGGAGGCTGCCTGGCGGGAAATTGATATGGGAACCACGCCACTCAGGGATTTACTGCCGGTCCAGAGAATAAATTCCTGTTACGGTTACACCACTGTGATCTTGCAAGTGCAGGAAAGTAGGTCTACACGGTAACGCGAGTGCGTGTAACTTTTGATGTCATTCCCGTAGAAACACCGGACAAATTTTCGCTGACAGGTCATGCAGAAGGTATAAATCTGCAGATTATGGACAATTACGGATATCCGGCAAGAGCCGGAAAAAGCATGCCGCCTCTAATTCTCAGTGGAAGATGGACTTGATTATACTCATTGCATTGTCAGAAATAGTTATCCATTAAAGGCTGGCTATTCCAAACAGGATGTTGATTACAAAAATGTAATCAACATGTAAGGTTTATACTCTTCAATATGCGTATAATTTTCCTTATTTTGTTAACTTTAAATAACAAGCTATGCACGAGGTAAAGTCGGATAAGTTTATCTGGATATAATATATATTATTTGTAGTGTTTATAATTTTATTTCATGATAACCAATAAAAGGAGTTTTTTATGAGGAACATGATGGCAGGTTTTTTAATATTCCTGTCTTCTGCTGCTTATGCTGATATCAATCTGTATGGTCCTGGTGGCCCGCATACAGCCTTGCTTGAAGCAGCCAAACTTTATGCCGAAAAAACAGGTGTTATAGTGAACGTTCATTACGGTCCACAGAACAAATGGAATGAAGATGCCAAAAAAAATGCAGATATCTTGTTTGGCGCATCAGAACAATCTGCTCTGGCTATCATTCGGGACCATAAAGACAGCTTCAGTGAAAAAGATATTCAGCCTCTTTATCTGCGAAAAAGTATTTTACTGGTAAAGAAAGGTAATCCTAAAAATATCCGGAGTATTGACGACCTGACCAGACCCGGGATTGGCGTAATTGTTAATGATGGTGGTGGTACCAGTAATACATCAGGCACTGGCGTCTGGGAAGATATTGCCGGACGTAAAGGGAATATAGAAACTGTCGCCGCAATCCGAAAAAATATTATTTTATATGCGCCCAATAGCGGAACTGCACGTAAGGCTCTTGAGAATCAGCCTGGAGCAGATGTCTGGATAACCTGGGCTGACTGGGCAGCCAGTAATCCAGAAATTGGTGATGTCGTGGAAATAGCGCCAGACTACGTGATATGGCGTGATATGAACATTACAGTACGTCAGGATGCAAATGATGAAACCCGTCGATTTGCAGAATGGCTACAAACCGATGAAGCGGCGCCTGCATTCAAAAAATATGGCTGGACCAGGAAAGGCACTTGACATCCTCCACGTCCTTCAGGACGTGGATTCTTTTTCCGGATGCCGCGCCAGCGGCATGTAGGGGCAGCTCACAAAACGGAAAAAATTGTACGCTAAGCCTCGCCAGGTGAACTGAATTCATTCCGATATGGGAATTCCCATATCGGGCGAAAACGGTTTGCTGTAACGGCAGAGTTAAGTAGAATTGCTGCGGGTGCTTGAGGCTATCTGCCTCGGGCATGAACACCAACGGCAGATAGATAAAAGCCCCACCCGACTATAAATCGAAGTGAGGCCCCTATATGCTCGTCACATATAGATTGCCTCTTACGGACCGAAAGGTCAAGGAGAAGCAGGCTATGAAGCAGCAAAAGGCGATGTTAATCGCCCTGATCGTCATCTGTTTAACCGTCATAGTGACGGCACTGGTAACGAGGAAAGACCTCTGCGAGGTACGAATCCGAACCGGCCAGACGGAGGTCGCTGTCTTCACAGTCTACGAACCTGAGGAGTAAGAGACTTGGCGAGGGAGAAATCCCTCGCCGCCTCTGATGTGTCAGGCATCCTCAACGCACCCGCGCTTAACCCGCTTCGGCGGGTTTATTTTATCTGTAAATATTTTTATAAAAATAATGCCCACACACAGCATAAAACAAAAAGTATCACAGATAAAAAAGGAGCGTAATGTGCAGATTTGTTGTTTTCCATATTTACTCACTTTAACATAATCAATATTGATATGGTTGTTGTTTCGGTGGTTTCAAACGAGATGTTATGGTGATCTGGTAAAATTGCATAACATTAAAATTTAATTTATCTAATCGCTTTTAATAATAAGCGTTGTGTTTATCCCAGCAATCTGTTGTTTGACTTTTATTCCATTAATGTAGGGGCTTTACACTGGAACCAGTTTATTTATACTTTATACGCCAGCCTGAACAACTGGCACCTGCTGCGCCAGAAGAGACAACCGATGGCGCACGATACCAAATTACACAATTCTGATGATTCTGCCGTCTTTGCCAGCAGGTGCGGACGGCGTTTTCATGCATTCAAATCGGACTGGTTCCAGCATCCACCATGCACTGAAGAGCAGGCTGAATGGATAATTCAGTGTTACCGCAGGCGCGGATACGAGGTTAAAAAAGCCCTTAGCCTCGACTACCGTCACTGGATAATCTCCGTCAGGCTTCCTTACTCCGAACGCCCACCGCGTCCGTCCCGCACATTCCAGCAACGGATCTGGAGGTAACGTGCGGGTATTACTTCGACCTGTTCTGGTACCGGAACTCGGGCTGGTGATCGTTAAGCCGGGCCGTGAATCCATGCCGGTATTCCACAATACCCGGTTACTGGTGGAGCCGGAACCGAAAAGCATGCGTAATCTGCCGTCCGGGGTCGTTCCTGCCGTTCGCCAGCCGCTGGTGGAAGACAAAACATTGCTGCCGTTTTTCAGTAACGCACGGGTAATTCGTGCTGCTGGTGGTGCTGGTGCATTGTCTGACTGGCTGTTGCGCCATATTAAATCCTGCCAGTGGCCACACGGCGATTATCA